GAAGTAATCTGTGTTTTAAACGTGGTACTGCCAGCAGCAGAAAAAACAATTTGATTACTACTATTAAGTTCAATTTGAAATGGATATTGTGGTGTTAATGAACTAGATGCTTTAGTTGCAATAATTTTATTTGTTCCAGTATTTGATGCTGATATAAAAAATGAAATTGCATAATCATGATTTCTATCATATAAACCAGGTAATGTACTTTTAATGTATCCGGAATTAAATTTTGCAGCATAACCGTACGGCCCTTGAAATCCAGTAGTTGTTAATACCCCGGTAACATATGTAACTCCTGCAGACTGATATGAAATTCTAGTAGTATCAAAATATTCATTAAATCCTTCATACCATTTTACGTCAGAAACTATAGATGCAGTATTAAATAATGCATTGATTAAATTTCCGTAACGATCTGATTTAATATATAAAGGTATTGTTGTAGAATATGAAGCAGTACCATAATACGAAGCACCATATACACTTCCAGAATAATAACTAGCAGTCATCGTAAATGAAGCTGGTTTAATTCCTTCTCCTATACGTATTTGTGGAAATGATAATATTGAAGCTGATTGATATAAATACTTTTTAGTACGAGTTAAATCGGTTGGACCAAATGTATTTGCTGGTTGTGTTTTGTATTTATAAAAAGAATGATTAACAGAAAAATATGTTATAGTTTGTAAAGACCCGTCAATGTTTGCTGAATCATTATATGTTAATGTAGTTCCTAACGCTGGTAATATGTTAACATCAGAATATATTGCTTGTAAAGGCAATGCACTAGATGTTTCACTACCAGATATTACAGTCCAAGACTTATATGTTTGGAATGGAGAAACTTTAACATCAGAAGAATCAATCTTTTTAAAGACTGTTGGATATACTCCTGCGTACGTATCTTGTTCTTGTATTTTTGATTCTGCCATGATTAGTAAAAACCCGTTATACATATAAATATAACGGGCTCAAATTACTGTTATTTTTTAGTAGTCTAATTTAACTCTAATCAATGCTTCTCGTTGGAATGATTTAAGTAATGGTTTAGATAATTTAGCAACTGCTAATAATTCTTGCGAATCATTATATAATCCTACCGTAGTAATATATGTTTTAGGATCGCCAATAAAAGTTGATTGTGCTATTTGACCAACACTTCCGGAAACATATGAAGGATTATTAGAAAAGTTATATTCTGCATTTTTAACACGCACAAAATAATGTGTACTTGTTACTTTTTCTGAATTACGTGCTAAGAAACCATATGGATCTGAAGTAGATGGATTCGTTAATAATGCAGATCCAGAAATAGAATGAAATAATGCAAAATGATTATTACCTTCTGAACTAGAACCAGTATTAGTTTGAAAATTCAATTGTTGATCTAACATTTTACCATCAAGTATCAAAGTCCCATAATCAGGATATGCTAAACCATAATAAATAGGAGCAGATGCATTAAATACTCCACTATTAATAGACCCAGAAACGATATTATAAACTTTACCAGAATCTCCTACCGTTGCAGAAGAAATTGATGAATCATCAATAAGTGTAATAATCGCAGAACTAGAAACGTTAACACTACCGGTAGCATTAGTTGGTCTAGAACCTGATATAACTCGTAATGGTAATTCAAAATTTCCAGCATCTAAACGCTCTTTTAAACGATTACGTTTAAAATTAACTACGTAGATATAATCTGTACTACCAGATCCTGCAGTTGTAAAACGAGTATCTGTTGGAGATAAAAGCAATTGTCGATACTGCGAATAAATTGCTCTACTTGGAGAATCATTAAGTTGACCTTGAGAGTCAGATCCACTTCCTAATGCATGACCAAATGCCAAAGAAAATTGTACAGCTGAACCTGTTTCTGTAGTAGCTTTATGATATACGTCGACGTAATAACGACGTTGCGATGTAGTTTGTGTTGAAGATGTAAAAAATGTTTCTAAACTAGCAACATTATCGGACCATAACCCAGCAGTAACCGTTTCTATTTGATTAGAAATAACATCATTTACGGTATCAAATTTTGTATATGTTCTACCATTACGTGCTAATATTTGCGTTTGTTGTTGTTCTGCAACAATTTGATTAGCAAGTTGTTGAGCTAATTGTCGTACTTGATCTGTAATTGCATCTGCATTAGTTATACGCGGAATACGATTAACTGTAGATTCTAATTGTCCCGTTTCTGCATTAAATCTTGGAACACCTCCATGGCGAGGTTGAGATTTTAAATTTGTATAATTCATTTTTTTAACCTATTATATAGTTGCTGTAGTAGCTTTTTTAACTGTTAATGTAATAGTTACACTTCCGCCAGTTTCATTACCAATTACAGTAATCGTTGCTGTTTTATCTTCAATTAACTGCGTTTTAGCAACAATACGGAATTCAAATCCAGCAACTGCAACACTTTGTGCATCTTCATTATCTCCAATAAAACGAGGTGTAGTTGGAAGAGTTGAATTTTGTAACGCTCTCGTTACTTGAATATCACAAACTGTTGAATCTGATAATATTGCTGTATATCCTAGATTAGCATTTCCTCCTTGGAAATTGCTTGTATTAGGAGCAATAATTGAAGAATCTCCAGGTGCTGCTAATGTAATTGCAGTGTTACCAACAGTTACAACTGGTATATTAGTTGTTTGTTTTGGCAATGTAATTAATTTGTATTTTAATGCTTGAGTTTCATCTGGAATTGCTTCTGTGATAGGCATATTTTCTATAATAGTACCATAATATTCAGTTCCAAGTGGATGGTCTGGATTCCATAATGAGTAATCAATTTCATCATCTCCTAAAGCAAACTGTGTAATTTTAAATGCGTTACCACCTTTTGCTAACAATTCTCGACCTTTTAATGTTAATATTGCGTCGATCGTAACGCTCGAATTATCTAAGTATCCCATAATGTTTTAACCTTATTTCATATAAATATATGTCGTATAAAATTTATACCAATACAAAACTTCCTTGTTCTCCATTGTTTTGATATATCAATTGATTCGGATTTGCTGTTCTCCATTCTACTACCGGTCCACCGTCTGTTGTTTGCGTTGATGCAATATTAAATCCTGGTGATGTAAGTTTTGCACCTGAATAACGGTGATTTTCTATACCGGTTGGCAAATAATCACTAAATTGAGATGCTGTATAACTTGCTGTTAAATTTAAAATAACTTTGTATTTTGTAAATTCTGATTTTATACTTCCAGTTATTGTAGGACATACCCCTTCACTTCTCCAATATGGAGTTGATGCAGTAATATATGTACTTCCAGATCTAATTAAATATTCATATAAATATGTTGTACCATCATACTTTTCAGCTTGTGATGCCGTTAAATACATTTGCCATTGATCATCATCTTGTGCTGATATATTTAATATATCTCCGTCGATTGAACCTAGATATTGTAAATAATCTCCAGATGCTGTTGGTTTCGTTTCTTGAATTAATGCATAATAAGTAGAATCAAATCGTTTAATTTTAGGAAGTATAGTATCTTTACTTCGCTCTAACACATTTGGTTGAATTAATATACCAGTAAGTTTATCAACACGTGCTGGCAATAATTGTTCTAATTGTTTAAAAAATGATAAATCAAACAATGTAAATATTTTGATATATGCATTTATATCATTTCTATCTGCATATTTTTTCCAATATCCTTGTGCTGCTTGTATCAATCTAGGATAATCTTTTGCTTCTGTTTCTCCCGGATCTCCAATATATTGATCTAAATCCGTAAAACCTAGTTGAGCAATGATATCTTCATCAATCATTGTTTGTGGAGAAAAATATACTCCTAATTTTTTACTGTCTAATGGAGCTCGATCAAACTGACTTCGTTCTGCTCTAGTCTTGACATCTAAATTGCCAACTAATTCATTTGATTCAATACGTATTTTATTATCATCATATGTGCCAGCACCTAATGATATTGCATCATAATAATATGTCTCTTCAATTGAGTCATATGGTGTATTTACGGACCAGCCCATAAATGAAGCAGATATACTTGATGAAACCGGTTGAACACCAGGCAAACTACCCGTTAATGCGTGATTGATTTTTTGCGTAAGTGGCAATCTAAATGTTAATTCAGAATATGCATCTACATTTCCATTATAAGCTGCTGGTGCTTTAACATGATTGTCAAATGCAAAATCTTGTAAACTAGAAGACCATAAACGTAATTCTTGAAGTTGTCCGACAAATCTGCTACCGCCAGTTGTACCTCCCAATGTAATTGTACCTGAAGATGCAAATGAAGCAGTCGCAGATGAAGAAACTGCAGCAACAATTTTACCATATTTAGATTTTTTAGTAATTAAATCTAAATTAGTTCCATTTGTTCTAAGTACCGTTGTAAGCCATTCGTCATTATATATTTCAATTGCAGCAGAACTAGTACCATTAATTTGCATAGTACCTTTATTACCGCTTGTAAAATCAATTGTTACTGTGTTTGAACCTATTGTAAACAAGTTCATTGTATTAGGTATTAATGGATTTGCTATAATATCATCTGTTCGGAAACGCAGTTCAACTGCATTTATAGGCGTATTATAATTTACAGTAACTGTACCCGCAACACTACTACTTAGATCTAATGCATAATCAAAATTTAATTTTTCATATACAGGTGCTCTTTCTAGTCTAGGACCTCCATATTCATTGATTGATATCATTGATTGCGGAATACCATAGCATGATAATAATGCTTGAACACTACGTTTTGTACCTTTAGATTTTAAAAGAAGTGGTAAATTATTAACAATACGTCTCCATATTGCATATGTTCTATCTTTTGCTGAAAGTGATGTTCCATTAACAGAATTGGATCCAGTTGTAGGAATACCAAATTCATCTGTTCCTAACACATAAGACCATAATTCTTGTTGTTGATTCCCATGGGATAATGTCCAACCAAATTGTTTAGCAACATTATATAATAATTCGTTAGGCATACCTAGTTTAGGATTTTCATTTCTTTTATGAATACTATTCATATGATGAATATATGAATAAAGTATGTCATAATGTTGTCCTAACATTCTAACAAATGTAATAATAGTTTGTTTAGTTTCGTCAAATCGTATATATTCTGGAATTCTATATTCTAAAGAATTATAATTATATGAATCAAATTGCGATGCAGTTACAATTAAATTATTATACCAAGTAGTAAATTCGCTACTAGTAACTGAAAATAATACATATGGGTATATTGAACTAGATTTTGGAGATGGTAAAACGTAACTTCCTGTTAACTCTGCATAAATAGGTTTTTCTTTTGGAATATCATATGTAGTTAATTTAGAAGAAGATTCATAATATAAATATTTTTCAAATGCGTCAAATCCGCTAACTAAATTAGTTCGATATGTTTCATATTCAGCAGCATTTAATGCTGCATTAGCTCCAGAAATTTGTGATATTACAGAGCTTTGAGATGTATAATATTCTAATAGTTGTAATTTATATTTAAAATTTTCTATGCGTTCTGTTGCGGAACTATAAAATATAAAATTATTAAAATCTGAATAATCAATGTTTAATTTCATTCCAGATAAACTTCCGGAAAAATAAGTATCGACTAATTGCTGAGATGTTTGAACTGACGATCCTAATAAATCTGTCCAAGTTTTTAATCCTGTTTCAGAAGATAATGAAAATGAATTATCGGATGCTTGCCAATTTGGATTTGCTAATTGATTATATGTTTTTACAGTTGATTCAGGAGAAATTGAAACTCGGTCAATATATGTATCTTTTTGTTCTTCAACTATCCAACATTTAAAATCAATATCAATATCTGAAGATAATGGTTCTGCTAACTTAACATATAAATACTCACCAATAACTACACTATTAACAAATAAAACGCAGTTATTTCTACTAAAATTTAATAGATAATTTTTATAAAATCTATCCGTAGTTTGTTTTACTGTATCAATATATGTAGTTATTTGCGATAAAAATTCAGGATTATCCGGATCAATTGCTCGAAATCTAATTTCCGTACGGTCTGGTGATATTTCGTCAATTCGCAAATGCGGTAAATCATAACTACCTATTAAATTTTTAAAAAAATTAACTACAATACGAAATGTTCCCGAAGTTAATTTTAAATTTTCGAATTCTTCGTATATGTCAATAGCTAATGGTTGAGCTGGAAATTTAATTAATTCGTTAGTTTGTTTGTTTCGATATTCTGGAATTTTAGTTTGTAATTGAACTCGATGATTTCCAGTAATCCAAGTATCATCTGCATATATATGAAATTCAATGCGTTGATCTTGCGTTTGTTTATTTATTTCAGTATTAAAATAAATTACATCTTCTGCATCAAAACTTACAAATTCTGTTTTACTACGAGACAAACGTTCTGCAGATAATGACCCAGATGCCGATTGTATTTGATCGATATTTTTATATTGCGTTAACATTAGCTATTTTTTTGATTCCATTCATCTACGTTTTTACTAGCATCGGTAATTATCCAATATGATTGATCTGCAATTATAAAATGATATGCAGATTCTATATTTTGACCAGCTTTAGCTCCTATAGATATTGTTTCACCAATTTCAAATTCTTCATTTCGTATTATTACATCTAACTCTAAATTTTGAATTTCATATTGAGCTATAGACCCCCATATTGAATTATTTTCTGATGTATTTGCATAAGGGCCTTTCCATTCTCTAAATAAACCGCGGTCTGGAGAATTTAATATTATAGAAAAATATACAGTTCCATAACCAGATGAATCGGCTTGATATTTATGTTGTAATTTAATTCTAAATCTTAAATCTTTTCCGGAATTTTTAATTTCTTTTGTAATAAAATATCCATTAATATTTTTTTGAGGTTGTCCATCTACTACATCATCCATTAAAATACCAGAAAAAGAATCAGTTACTACTCTTTTATTTTCTGATGGTTTATATCTAGCATAAATAATATCAGTCTCAGTTTCTATTTCTTCTAATTCTGGTAGTGTTAGATCAATTTCAACTTCTGGCGTTTCAATAACACGCGTCGTAGCCGGAAATTTAAAGTATTGAAAACGAGTATCTAAAACTTTTAAAACTGAATTCAAATTGATTTTAGTTGCAACTGGTTCAATTATAAGTAGTGGATTTGTTTCTGCATTTTCTTGTAATGTAATATTACCAGCCTCATTTCTAGGAATAACATTAGCATCATTAGATGTTATAGTTAAGTTACCTTGATATTTTACTGCCTGTTGTATTTTAACTGGATCTAATAATTTACTTAAATTAATTTTTGGTCTTAACATTATCTAACTACTTTAAAATATACATCGTCGTCAATATACTGTTCCGTAAATCCATCTTTGATTTTGAATTGTAAACGATAGTAACGTTCCGGCATAAATCCGTTCATATCAATGTAGATGTAATTACTAGTATTATCACAACTTACTTTAGTATAAATATCATCGTACGGAATTATGGTCTCATCTGTAGCAGCATCTAAAATTGTATAGTATGTAGTAGCAGGCATTCGCTTTACTGTTTGCGTAGGAAATAAATTTGTAGGAGATTTTTGTGGATATTTATCTCGAACATAAATACGCATTTTAATAATTTCAGTATCTTTATATTCTGGTTTTAGTTTAGTAAATACCGTATATGATTCTAAATCAACTGCAGATAATGATGATGAATATGCAGTATCATCCCATTGCATAATTAATTTAGGAACGTATATAGTATGAGTGTCTTTACTAAAAAATTGTATAAATCCGGTTATTGTAGAATCTGCTTCATCAGCATCTGAAAATTTAAGAATAAATCCATTATTATCAATTGATTGGCTATTACTTCCGCTTACCCATTTTAAAATTGAATCGGAAACATCTAATGTTAAATCAGTTGTTTGATATGAAAATGCATATGAACTAGAAAAAGATGTACTTCCGGTACTATATAACCAACTACCTCCAGCACCCGATCCAGAAACACGTATACCAGAAGATCCACCTAATTCAATCAATTGTGAACTAGAAATCCATAAATCTCCCGTTTGTGAATCTAGTGACCACGATGTTAATGGTTTTGCCCATTGTACACCATCAGATATTATAGGATTTGACGATAAATAACCCGTACCATTAATCCATGGCTGTGCTATTAATTTAGATTCTAATGTATATTCTGCTGGTAAATTTTTTGCGTAACTAGTATAAAGTTTCAATGTAAATTTACATGAATTTATATTAACGTTATATTTTGAAACTACATTAGTAATTTCAGACATATCAAATTTTACTAATGCTCTAGATTTTTGTAAAGTTTCGCCATCGGTACCTAAACGTTTTCCAATTTCTAAAATTTCATCTAATCCGGTATTTATTGTTTCTAAACTTTCAAATACAGTAGCATCAGATTCAGGATAAAATATTCTAAACATAATATACTTTTAGTATAAATATACACGGATTAATAACTTACCACACGTCCTCTAATATCTTGATTAGGAAATTTAACTTCGAATATGCTAGGATCTAATGAAGGATAAATTACTCCGTTACGGGTAGCTGTTGATAAATCATATACATTTCCAGAATATCCAAATGTATCATCATATAAATTTAAAAATTTAACACCGATGACACTCTGAACTCCTTTAACATTTGCTAATCTTGTGGTGATGTCTGATTTAATTATAGGTTGATTTATTTGCCAACGATCTATGTCAAAATATGTACGTAATGAATCAACACATTGCAATAATATTTCATTGCTATTATAATTAGGAAGTACTGAAATTTCAAAATCAACGCCTATATTAATAATAAATGCATCTTTAATATTTACTGCATCTGTTAACATTCGATAATAACCTAGATATGTTTTTAAATTTTCTTTTACTGCCTGATTAAGTGGCGCCAATTGTTTTAATTCATTGAATCCTAAAACATACATATTCATTGCTAATGGATTAGCAATCCTATTTTGCTCATATGACTCTTGGGATATTTGATCATCTGGTACAATATATGCTTTTGCAACATTTCCAAAGTTTGCCGGCATCGAATATGCACGAATAATATAATCATCTCGAGTAACTAATCTATTTTGTGTCGAAAATGCAGCGACTGCATTATTTTTAATATCAGTTAAACTTTCAGCTCCATTTGCACCCGTTGCAGGTTCAGGGTTATTAACTGCTACTGTAGTTTTTAAGAAATTAATTAATGTAGCATTTGTAGTTGCATTAATATCAGAATCATATGAAATATTATCAATTTGTGTTAAAGTATTTGCCGGGCTATTTTCTTCAATACCATTTGAAACTACATATGTTACGGTTAATGTTGTATTCGCCGGTGCTTGTCCGTATGTTCTAGTATAAAGAAAATTTGCCGGGTCTATATCAACATCTACAGTTTTACGTACATTGGCTAATCCATTTCCCACATTGTCTGGATTTGGTAATACCTCTTCATCATTATTATCAGAAATTCCAGCTCCAAACTGTATTAGTAAACGATTATCGCTACGTAAACTAGTAGTAAATCGTTTGGCTGTTTTTCTTAATTTTAATAAACTAGGTACTGAAGAACGATATTGTGACAATTCTGGATCGTTTTCTACTAAATTAGGAACAGATTCAAACAAAGTATCTTGTGCTAAATATGGAACTTCATACCATCTGTCTCCGTCTGTTTCAGTAACTGAAATTATTTCAGTAATATTTGTATCATTTAATAAAATTGTATCATATGGTATTGGAGATCCAAAAGAAAATGTTTGTGTTTTAATTTCTCCGGAAACTGCATTAACTTGTTTTTTTAAAAGAAAATATGTTGGTGTATTTGTAGC